GGCCTTCCCTGTCTGTACTGATATGGCTGTATCAGGTGCGGCACACTTCAAGCGCAAGGCAGAGCGTGATCCTGAGTTTCAGAACAAGGCAGTAAGTTACGCTAAGATATGTGCTCAGATGTTCAATGAGCTAGGTGTGCCTTACTTCATAGAAAACCCTGTCAGTGTGTTGGCTACCAAGTGGCGCAAGCCTGACTATAGCTTCCACCCTTATGAGTATGGCGGGTACATCCATGACGATCAGGCAGAGCATCCACGCTGGCCTGAGTACATTGCAGCTAAGGATGCCTACCCTAAAAAGACATGCCTGTGGACAGGCAACGGCTTTACTATGCCGTGGACAGATCCAGTACAGCCTGAGCAGGGCCACAGTAGACAACACAAAAAGCTAGGCGGTAAGTCACAGCGCACCAAAGATATACGCTCTGCCACACCCCGTGGCTTTGCTACCGCAGTATATGAGTTTAACAGCCAATCAGTAGAGGAGATGGCGCAATGACCAAATACTATGTAGGGCTGACCATATACAACACGTTTGAGGTTGAGGCCGATAATGAGGAACAGGCACAAGAAAAAGTGCGTGACCTATCAATCCACGAAACATTAGATGATGCAGACTATAACATAACCTATGTAGAGGAGATGGCGTAATGCAATTAACAATCAACACAAAGGCTTTCCCTGATGCAGATCCTGAAATGTTACAAGAAATGCTTGGCGTATTACCCTATTGGGTAGCTGAGTACCTCTTGTTAGGCACAGACATGGATATTGTAGGGTTTATGACTGAGCGCTACGGCTTTGGTAGCTTGTATGAGTTCAAGGGTAGTGTAGCAGATGATGGTACATACAGCTATCCAGAAGATCCTGACATGCCCTACGTAGGTAAGATGAACACGCCCAACGGCAACGTGTACTTCTATAAGTACGCTATTATTGCACTGCCCCTGCCTGACGGTAAATACTTTGTAACAAGGATGGACTAACATGAAACTAAGAGAGTTGACACAGGCATTAGCCAATGGTGATGATGTACGTTGGTCTAAAGATGGCTACCGTGTACAGTGGGAAAACCTGCTAAATGGCCCCGCAATCACAATAAGATACACTGCCAATGGTTTCGGTGGAGCAATGGCTGGTAGTGAGATGAAAGATTGTTATATAAAGGAGACTACAACATGATTCGCATCATATTGACAAGCACTAAGACTAATAAAGAAATATGCTATCACACTGTGCAGCGCATGGATGAAGCAGAACGCCATGCGGAAGTGTATAGCCGCATGGAAGGTATAAAAGTAGAAGTGTTGCAGAATTGTCACGTGACATAATGGTAACATTGACGCAGCTTAACACAACGACTAATCTATAAATGTCTAAACAAGGAGAAACAGACATGACTAACACACAAAACACTAAAATCCTGGCTCACCTACGTGTAACCAAGGGTCTAACCCTGCGTGAAGCTATGCTGGACTACAGCATTCAGTCATTCACCAAGCGTATCTCTGAGCTACGCAAGTCAGGCTACCGCATTGATGGTGTCAAGGGTAAGCACCCTGTGACTGGTCAAAACTACACACGCTACGTTTTAATTGAGGAGACAGTATAATGACTAAGACACTTAAAACAGAACTTACTCGTGACGAGGTAAAGATACTCTTGGAAGTGTACACCTGTATTGACAGCTTGGTAGATGATTCAATGGAGATGATGGATGTTCGCCTGTCACAATTAAATGACCTGCGTGATAAGTCTTGGGCATTGAAAAATATGTTTGACTTTCGTCCTCCTGCAAGAGAGGATGGTAACCCTAACCACTGGAAGCCTTATGTGTTACCTGATGATCCAACCGCTTGGTACTATGATGAAGGAGACAGTTAATGATTGCAAGTAAAGCTATAAAAGTCTACGCAAGTGTAGGTCAGCCTGATGGTGAGTATGTCACCACAGTGTTCAGCGCAGATGATGCGATAAAGGTTCGAGCCAAACTGTTCAAGCGCACAGGCATACGCCGTGTAATATTCAAGACAGTAAAAGAGAAAGAGCTTGCATCATACACCAATAATGAGGTACACCAGTTATGAAAGTATATGCATTCAATACCACTAACCTTATGCCAGCCTCAGATTATTACCACAAACTATTGAGGCAGATTGATGACGCATACTGGAACGGTGGAACGGTTAAGGCATTAGAGCTTACAGCTAAGGACGTTAAGGAACATGTAGATAGGGGTGAAGTATGGTATCCTACATTTTAATGCATGCCCTGCCACTAGCGGTAGTGACTGTTTACTTAGCAGGGTTCTTGTACCTCTGGTACGCTAACGTAAAAGGAGACTAACATGAATATCCCCAAGGCTTCATCAACACTACAGGAAGTCATTGATTTTTATAGTAAATCTGCTGTATTTGGTCGTCTGGCAGGTTCTACACAGAAAGATTATGACATCCATCTTGCTGCCGTATCTGGCACAGTGGTTGAGGGTAAGGCTCTTGGGGATTATCGCCATAAGAATATCAAGGTACGTCATCTAACTCAGGCTTATGAGGAGTGGCTGTCTGTCGGGGTTCGGACAGCTAACTACCGCAAGTCTGTGCTATCTACTGCGTGGAGGCACTCAATGAGACATGACGTAATGACGCATGATCCTGTAGCTCTGGTACAAACCAGGTCTGGTCAACCACGGCGTGTACTGTGGAGCCGTGATCAAGTGCAGTCATTCCTTGCAACAGCTTATGGTGACTTCCGCTGGCGCAGCATTGGTCTGATTGTCCACATGGCATATGATTGGGGGCAGCGTGTTGGTGACATGCGCCTTCTCAAGTGGGATAAGCTAGACTTAACCCAGTGCCGCTTGGACTTGACACAGAGTAAGCGCAACGCAGAGATACATTTACCTATCTCAACAGGGTTGTGCGATATGCTGCGCCAGCAGAAGGAAGACTTTGGGTTTCAAGAATATGTAGCGCCCCGTATAAAGCCACGCGCTAATGCGTACTCGCCCTATGACAAACTAGAAATAAGCTATCTTATCAATGACGTACTAAAGGAAGCTAATCTACCTACCACACTGACAGCTATGGACTTACGGCGTACAGCAGTGACAGAGATGATGGAGGGTGGGGTAGACTTAGCAGGTATCATGCAGGTGACGGGCCACAAGAACGTGGCATCCATCAAGCCTTACATGGTCAACACATTCAGTGGTGCATCCAAGGCACTATCAGCTAGAGGAAACGATGACGATGAACATTCGTAGTTACGTTGAAGCCCTAAACTTACACGATGGTGACACCTATCGTAATAACTGCCCTGAGTGCAAGGGTAAGGGTACATTCACAGCCATGAACGATGGCGGCACAATGAAGTATAACTGCTACAAGCTAGGCTGTCGGGTGGGTGGCATCTATGAGACAGACATGACAGCAGCAGAGATTATTATGCGTATGAGACCACCGCCTGAGAGAGGCACAGAAGAGGCTGAGACCATGGAAATACCTGCTTACCTAGTCAACCCTACCTTTGAGCATACCAAGCACAAGGATTTTGTTTTGCGCTGGGGTATCCGCAACTATCCTGGCTTGATGTATGATGTTAAACAGGAGCGTGTTGTGTTTCCTATACACTACCGTGGACGTTTGATTGATGCAGTGGGACGTGCAGTAGGTAAGCGCACCATGCCTAAGTGGTATCGCTATACTGGTGAGGCTGATTACTTCACAGTGGGCAGTGGGGATGTCGTATTAATTGTAGAAGATGTCGTTTCTGCAGTAGTTGCAAGCCAGCTGCTACCTAACATCACAGCCTTGGCTATCCTTGGTACATCACTATCCACTAAACACATGGATAAGGTGGGTGAGTATCGAAAGGTAGCCATAGCCCTTGATCCTGATGCCATGGATAAAACTTTACAGTTCAGAAGAGAGATTGAGCTATGGACAGGCGTTGATACAGTTGCTATGAAGCTGTATGATGATATAAAATATAAAGTGCCTGACGATATTAAACAACTAAAGGAGGTGTGCAAATGATTAAAGCAACTTACATTGAGCATATGGGATCTGACCTGTCTGTAGTAAATGCTGCTAGAGTAAGCTTTGGTAAAAAGAGTGAGCTTGAATGCATAGATATGGTTAAGGGTAAGTATATACTTTCACACAAGGACGATAAACTAATCCAATACCTAGCCAAGCACAAGCACATCAGCCCCTTTGGGCATTGCTTTGCATCCTTCCATGTCAAGGCTCCAGTCTTTGTAGCACGGCAGCTAGTCAAGCATAAGTTCCTACGCTGGAATGAGATTAGCCGTAGGTATGTGGACAGTGAGCCTGAGTTCTACACACCTACAGAATGGCGTGGGCGTAGCGAAGATAAGAAGCAGGGGTCTACGGGGATTGTAAAGGTAAGGGGTAGTGTACCTGTAGGTAGAGCTATGTATGCTTGTATTGATGCATATCAGGGTTTACTTAAAGCAGGTGTATGCCCGGAGCAAGCACGTATGGTACTGCCACAGTCTATGATGACTGAGTGGTACTGGTCAGGTAGCTTGGATGCCTTCGCTGACATGTGTAAGCTGCGCTGTGCGTCTGACACACAGGCAGAGACACAAGAGGTAGCCAAACAGATTAGCGTCAAGATGCATGAGTTATTTCCTGTGTCTTGGATGGCATTAGCAAAGGGAGGTATTTAATGGCAGAGCATACATCAGACATCGTGAATGAACCTACACACTATGCACGGTGGGACATTGAGCCTATCACATACATCATGCGTAATGGCTTTGAGTTCTGGCGTGGCAACATTGTTAAGTATGCCAGTCGTGCAGGCTACAAGATGTATGAGGGTAAGACGCAGTTACAAAGTGAGATCATTGACTTAGAGAAAGTTCAACGCTATTGTCAGATGCGTATCAATCAACTTAATGGAGAGGAGAAGCTATGATACCTATAGGTCAACTAAGATTGTTACTCACTAAGGCTGGTCTAGAGTTTGTCATCACTCGTGTTGATGGTAACGTGGCACACGTAAATATTCTTGTAGGAGATCAACCAGATGTACACAGTTGAGTTTGAATCAGATGCTTCTGTAATCACAACACTTGATCAGCATGATGAACATGAAGACGTTGAGGTTATACTAGGTGATGATGGTGTTGTATTTATGAGACAGTATGAACCAGAAATGGACGCTTATCAAATGTTAATCATGAGCAGCCAACAATTATTAGATATTATAGCTGCATACAATAGCAAAGAAGGGGCGTATTACTTGGAGTTAAGACATGAGCGATGAAGGTTTGTACTTTTTGATTGGATCTTTATCCATTTATGTGTTAGCCGTACCACTACTATATCACATGGTAGAGCCAGAAGATCCTGAGGAGAATAATTCTGGCCCTATTAGATTTGCACTCATGTGGCCTCTAGTGGCCCTTGAGGTTATATACCGTATAATTGTAGGAGAGAATAACAATGATGGAACTGGCTCTTATTAAAACGTTACTTGACCGTGACTTTTATAATCAACACAAGGGCATTCGTTGCCCCGACAAGATCTTTAGTAAGGATGTACGCAAGATTAAGCAAGCACTAGACAGCGCCATGGAAACATACGATGGCAGCATGAATGTGCAGGACTTGCAGGCTGTGTTCAACCGTATGAACCAGAGCATGACTACCGCCACACGTACAGCATATGATGCACTCTTTCGCCGCATAGAT